AGTGTTTTGCTCTAGCTCTTTCATTGTTTCTGTTTTAGTTTGTTTCCCTATCCACCATCAGCGGACAAGCAAACCTAGTAAAAATAATTAACATCAGAAAGCATCGGTGAAAGATTATTCGATGTCTTCTAATCCGCGTTTGATGCCGTATTGAATAACTTCCATAAGCTCAGTAATAATTTCGCTGGTGTTCTTATCAGGATATTCTTGCTTCTTTTCGACGATAAATCGTTGGATGTTTTCGCAAATCTCGTCTTTAGTATAGTTTCCAAATGCGCTCATGTTTTAGTGGTTTTTAGTTTTCGTAAGTGTTGGTTAAAAAGCGTCTGTAAGAAAAGAATTATTTGGGGTTAACCCTGAATTATCCGAATCAATGTCGTAGAACTTAGTGGTGCTTCCGATGAACCCGACGTTAACAGTGCCTACCGCTCCGTCACGATTCTTAGCAATAATCAGTTCAGCTTTACCTGATGTGCTGTTGCCGTTTTCGTCCGCTGTGATGCCGTAGTATTCGGGGCGGTGTACAAACATCACTATATCCGCATCCTGTTCGATCTGCCCTGATTCCCGAAGGTCGGAAAGTATCGGGCGCTTATCCCCTCCGCGTTTTTCGTTTTCACGGGACAGCTGAGCCAAAGCCAATACGGGGCAGTCGCACGTCTTACTGATCTCTTTCAGTCCACGCGATACGTCCGCTATCTGTTGCTCCCTGACCTTAATGCTAGGGTCGGACTTGACTAATTGAAGGTAGTCCACAATCACCAACATTTCCCCGTGCTTAGCTTTGAACTGTAAAGCCTTTGCCTTCATATCGTCAATGCTGATCGGTGACTGATCGTTAATAAATAGCGGCATTTTGCGTATATGATCACGTGCCTGATCAACGGTTACAATCTCATACGGTGAAAGGGTTGCCAGTTTGTACCTATACCCATCTATCCCAGATTCCGTTACCACCATCCGCTGCGTTATCTGAGCCTCCGACATTTCGATACTGAAAAACAGGGTCGGTATTCCTGAGTTCATAGCGAAGTGTTCAGCTAGGGCGGTCTTACCCATCGACGGGCGACCTGCTATAATCACTAGGTTAGCCTTCTGCCATCCTCCCGTTATTCTGTTAACCTCTTTTAATCCCGTTTTAATCCCCGTAGGTATGCCTTTGTTCCGTGCGTCCGACCTCCGATCGTACTGTTCCTGATCGCGTTTTATAGCCTCTGCGATGTGTACGTAGTCCTTCCCTTTCAACCCTGTTTTCAGTACGAAATCGTAAAGACCCTTTACCGATAACCGCACATCCTGAACCGTTGCGGAATCCTGAGTGCAACGCTGTATTAACTTCTGTGAATAGTCCGTGACATAACGCATGATGTACTTTTCCATCAGGTATTGACACAGCATATCCACGTTAGCGGAGTAGTTGAAGTTTGCCGCCAGTTCGGATATGTATATCACCCCTCCTGCGTCATCCAGATACCCGTCCTGCTTTAACCGCTTCACCGTCGTAACCATATCAATCGGATTGCCGTCCTTTTTGATTCGGTGGAAAGTTTGCCAGATTAAAGCATTCTTTGGCACATAGAAGGCACTTTCGGTAATTTGTGGGGCTATGGTATCAAACGCGCCTTGAATCGCTAAAACAGCCCCTAAAATGGTTTTTTCAATTTCCGCGTCTTGCGGTGCTAGTTTGTCCTCGATCATAGCTTCGTGTGATTTTTTATACATTCAAAAAGATAGTACCCGATAAAAGGGACTATTGCATTGCCTAAACCCGCCAATCTGTCCACCATTTCGGATACCCCATCAATATTTCCACAAAGTAGGGGTTCGGCAATAATGTCTTGTCCTTCACTTCCCCATTGTTCGTGTCTAAATACCATTTTTTCAGTGTCCAAGCTAAATTCGCTCCGAATCTCACGCCACTTTTTCGGGTCTTTAAACCCTTCCACATCAATAAAGGCGTTTCCCATCCCTCTTGAAAACTTACTGTGTGTGTTGGAGTAGGCAATAATGTATATTCGTTCTCGTCTATGTCGGAATCCAAAGGTTGTAGCTGATAAACATTGCCATTCCGCATCATACCCGATTTCGGAAAGATCGCATAAGACTCGTTCAAGTCCTCGAAAAGTAAGGTTTGGGCTGTTTTCAATGATGATGTACTCAGGTCTAACTTGCCCCACAATGCGATACATTTCGCCCCATAATCCTGAACGGTGTCCTTTAATTCCTTTGGCTTTTGTGTTTGCCCCCGAAATATCTTGACAAGGAAAACCTCCGCTGATGATGTTAACTTTTCTGGGATTTGCGAGTGTTCTGATGTCTTCATATTGTTTAGTATTTGGGAATCTATGATTTAAAAGTTTTCTATTCCATTGATTTATTTCGCAATTCCAAAGCGTTGGAATACCTGCCCATTCTGCTCCAAGCTCAAAACCTCCAATACCTGAAAATAAACTTCCGTGTGTCATGTCAATCATAGCTTCGGTAATTCTTTGGCGGTAAATTTGTGTCCGTGTTTATTCATCCATGAAATAAAGTGTTCTGCAAATAACTTATAGGTTTGTTTCGTGTCCATTTTCGCCTCCAATTCAGCAACGTAATTGCGTAGGCACTTCAAAACAAAATCTCTGTCGCAAGGTAATTTATTATCACGTGCGACCCTCATGGCGTGTTCCATCTGTGTGCTTTCGGAGTATTGCTTTCCAAATTGTTGGTTTTGTGTTAATTCACCATCAGCATCTTGTGTAGTAGTTGATGTAGTAACTGGATTTACATTTTCATTTTCATTTTCCATATGAGAGGTCATATGACCTTTTTTAGAATACTGATTTTTGCCAGACATATTATTACGCCTAGATTGTGTAAAGTTCTGACGTTTAATCTTTTCCTCATCCAATCTGACATTGTAATACAAACCTTCGGCATCCTGAACGAACTTATGTTTAATGGCTTCCCAAAGATTTTGACCAACTATTTGACCACACATATGAGGGGTCATATGACCTCGGTTAAACTGAGCCATTAAAAGTTCAATGTACGCTCCCTTTTCTTCAAAGGACATACCCATAGTACCTCCGATGTAATCATTAGGATAAAATAAGAATGCAGGGTCTTTCGCCATGACAAAATATCAAGCCTCCGAAGTCGTATTCATTACATCTGAAACGGGCGACAGACACCCATGTAACTCATTACTCCAACGGAGGCTATTCGTAAAATCTGTTTCATTCTGTCGTACGGGTTTCAGTCCGTGAATTGCAAATATAACTATTCGGATTGATCGAACAAAGTTTTAGGAAAGTTTTTTTCGGCTGTCAGATAACGACCAGATACAAGTTCACCAACGTAGGTAAGATGTTCCGCGCGTTTGTACCGAAAGTAGTACATGATGTCGCTGCGTATTTCATCAACGTGAACGATGTAACCGATCCGTCCGTCTTTGTGGTTAACCTTTAGGTGCTTCACTTGATAAAACCAAATTTAACTGCCAGTTCTTTCGCAACAAGAATGTCAGACTTATCAATCCAGTACTTCATAATGCGTTTTCCGTTTGGTCTGTTAATCCACTGCTTTCTGATAAATGGATAACCATATTCAAAAAGTTCCCCGACACGTGAACTTAGCTTTACGTTGCCAGTTTCCTGAGCGAACTGTGACGCGGTGAGCGTCTTTCCTTTTAGTAGCCGTTGCAAAATCATTGCGTAGGCTTTGTGGTGTTTGTCTTTGTTCATGTTGCTAGAATTAACAGGGCGGGTATTCTCCGATTAGTAAAAGGTCTAGTGTTACAGTTACGCTTCGTGATCCGCGCGCCCCCTGTTTTGGTTAGTCAATCTTTGATTTGAAATGTTCAATGATGCCGTTCATCTTGGCTTTGTAGTAGGAATCGAAATCGTGATGCCCTTCCGAGTTCTTACTGAATAGCAGGAACATAACGCCGCGTAATCTCTGTGCAGGGCTTTTGCTTTTCTCCCACGTTTCAACTTCCGCCAGTTCCACTTCCTTTAACACCTTGTTTTGGATCACGTTGTTATCCGTGATCAGAACTTTGCAAAAGGTATTCTGAAAGGCGAACAGGTCGCCAACGTCCGAAGGGCTTAATTCCTGCGTTGTGAAGCTCAGTTTAACCGATCTATCCTGTAAGGTACGGATACCTTCAAACGTTCCTGATATAATCTTAGAAGCCATTATTTGAGCGTTACTTTGATGAATGACGTGGATGATTTCTCAGGCGGATAAATAGTAATCGCTTCACCGTCTTCCGTTACCATGTTCAAAGGTGCTTTCAGGGTCTTTAAAAACGCCTCCCGTTCTTTGCGCTGTTCTGCAAATTCCTGTTCCTGTTGCGCTGCCAGTTGCCACTCAGGGTCGTAACACTTCGTAAAATCGTACTTTACCCCTGTTTCAGACTTTTCAATCTTTGCCGTAAAAGCCTCAAAGGATTTCTCGTGGTACTTGTTTGCTTCACGCATTACGAATTCCCGTGTGTTCTTTTGCACGTCATCAATAGCCTTTTTCATGGCGTTCAATTTCACGTGCAACTCCAAAGGGTTGATCATGCCAGATTCAACGGCTTCGGTAAGTTTGGAGGCGAAAGATTCCGCCTCCTGTTTGTTGGTTGGGTTTAGATTTAAGAGCGATGTGATTTCCATAGGTTAGAAAGTGTTGGCAGCCTCCTCTAGCTGTTGTTTGTATTCCTTTTTCATTCTGAAAGCGATTGTCAGTTTGTCGAACAAATCGCGTTCACCGCCTTTAATCCGATCCAATGCGTCTTTAAATTGCTTATCAGTTAACCAAGGTTTGCCGTCGTCTTGCTTTGGCTGTTGTTGCGGTTGCGGTGTTGGCTTACTTGCGTCGTTTCCGTCATCGTCTTCGATTTCCAAAGAAAGCAGCGATGCCAACGTGTAGCGACGGAAGTAAGTAATTGCCGATCCAGACTGTTGAGCGTTAAGGTTAGCCGGTAGGATGATGTTTGATTCAAGCGTTTCACCTGATTCCGAATCCGCAATTATCGTGTAAACGCGGTCATTCATGATCGGCTGCGTAACGATCAGTCCGTGCTTTGTGCAGATAGGTTTGATGGCTGAAAGGATAGCAGGTAGCGTTGCGTACTTTGATTTAAAATGAGGATTCAAAGCGTCCTTTGCGATTGGCGTAAGTTCCTTTTGAACTGCCAGTAGTTTGGTGTAGATGTTTTTGTTTTCCATGCTGCAAAGTTAAAATAAATTAGTTACGGTGCAAGGGTTTAATCGGATTATTTTATGTGATCCCAAAGTGATAAATAGGCGTCAATGCCAAAAATTTGTTTAGTAGCTTCTAAAGTATCTTGCTTCGGGTCTGATTTTAAACCAAGTGAAAAACTTTCACCAAAACAATCAACACGGTTTTTGTCTGCATTTACATAACAAAATCCTGCTGTAATTGGGTTGAAGTGTTTAAATCGCGAATGTTCAATTATGCACGGAAAAATAATAACCTCGTTATACTCTTTTAGCCTAACATATTTTTGTTTTGTGTCCATAGTTTTACGTGTATTTCTCAGGGTTTTGATTGAAAGTGAATATTGCGATTTGCTCAAAGGATAGAATCATCTGAGGGGTAAGCCATTCTGGGTTAACTCCGTTATTGATACGTCGAACGTTGGCGTTGGTAGCTTCGATTACTCCCGTGTTGCGATCCATGTCGTACACGACCTCTACTTCAGCTTTGACCGTGAAATCGTCGTTTCCGTGATCTACGTCGAATCCGAGAATGATGGTGAGGGTAGTAATCATGTTACTTTGTGTGGTAGGTGGGTACTAGGTTTTTTTTGTAGCATTGAGACCAAAAATCGTGTCCTTGCTCAGAGAATGCCCAATTAAATTGTGCAACAACAGGCATATCAAAGTAAGTGCAATCTGGCAATTCTTTGTAATTCAAATCAGCACATTTAAACGCCTCTACCATAGCCAGTAGCAGCAGTTCGTCGGGTTCGTAGTCGCGTGGGTGTTTAGGTGTTTTCATTGGTGTCTGAGTTGGTGGTTTGAATCAATCGTTTCGGGGTCTTTCTTCAGTTCGTTGATGGCATTAATGCAATCGCTGATTCTGTGCATAGCCTTTTCGTAACGCTCTCTGAACTCATACTCGTCAATCTCAGCGTAGCCCTGACGTAATGCCTGTTTCGGCACGTCGCTGATCTCGATACGTCCGCTATCAACTACGATAACGCAATCGTCCGAAAGTACGCAATAGTAGAACGTGTTGGTCTTATCGCGCGTGAATAGGGGTAGTTTGAACGTCTGCCGTCTTGGCGCGTCGAATGTTAGGGTGATGGTGTTGCTCATACGTTATGCTTTTAATTTATTGTTAACTAATTCAATTAGGCATTCGATAAGTGATTCATGGATTGACTTAATATCCAGATCATTGATTATAGATTGAACGCGGTCATTAATCAATCCTTTGTTATCAATTACGCATTCTTTCAAAAGTTTAGCTCCAATTCCGTCTTGTGAATCCCATGCGTTTTTAGTTCTGAAAATAGCATGAGAAAATTCACCTTTACTAAGTATTTTTTTTACATGACCTTCAATCAACTCTTTTGTATTGCAACCAAGTATTTTGTCGCATTCGTTTTCAAGCATATAGTAAACAGCATTCGATATTACTCTGTCGTGATTACTCATGCGTTTAGAAGGTTCAATGTTTTTAATTTCTTCGCGTATTACAGAGCGGTATTCTTCAATAACGATGTTCTTAATTTCATCCTCAGATAAATAAGACTTTAATACGTCAATTTCTTCTTTTTTCATAGCTGTGCTGTGTTAACGGGGAAGTCCTGATGATACTTGAATGGTCTGGTCGGGTGTACGGTGTGGCTGATGTTCAGCTTCTTCACCTTGTACGTATTGCGCGGTTGCGGCTTGGGCGGAAAGAAAAGGTTTAATAGTGATTTCATGTTACGTTGTTTACCTCAGCCGTTACTGGGTACTAGGATTCCCCCGACAACGACCAAGTTGTGGTTATTTTACGATAAACTTTTTAGCAAGAGAGATAGGGTAATTAAAAACACCAATTTCGTTACCACTAACAAAGTTTATAATAACATCTCTTTTAGCAGTAAATCCGATTACTGTACCCGCAAGTACGCTCGGGGAATCGCTCCAGTAAAGTTGGCTTCCGATTTTGAGTGAGTGGGCTGAAGTTTTCATTTTGGTCGTTGTTTTAGTTTGTTATTGTTTGATGTTGTAAAGGTAGATAATTTTATTTAACGTACAACACCCAACACAACTATTTTCGGTAAAATTATTTAAGTGCCTGATTTTCAACCTAATTATTTTTAGCCGAAATTTGGAACGTAATGAAATACAACCAAACTTTGCGCCCATGAGTAAGGTAAAAACAAATAAAGCAGGGCGACCACGTACCACAAGCCCTACATCGCAATACGGCTTCCAGTTCATGAAAGTCGGCAAATCTATCATTATCGACAAACCAGAACGGTCTATCTCTCCGCTCCTGTCATACATCAAAGGAAAATACGAAGGGTGGGCGTTCTCCGTTACTGGAATCGACGAAAACAAGTGCAAAGTGACGTGTATCGCAAGACCGAAAGCATGAAAGCAAGTGAACCGAGAATCGGGAATTGGGTAAAAGTTCCGACAACGGACGGTAGTGATGTGTTCACGCAGATTGAGCCGTCCAATTTTTGCCATGATTGCAACGCAGGAATATCTATTGAATCGTATTGTCCCATCCCTCTCACCGAAGAATGGCTTGTGAAGTTTGGGTTTGAGTTTTTTTGCAAATTACAAGACACGACGGCATATTGTATCGGTAAATTGAATAATTTCATTATCGTTCCCACATCAGGAAAATGGGAAATTAGGTACAGAGTTGACGAAAGATTTAGCAGATATTTATCAATAGAATTCGTTCACCAACTTCAGAACCTTTACCAAGTTCTTACGGGCGAAGAGTTGACCCTAAAAGAGAAACCGTGAGTGAGCCGCAACGAAACGATACAACGCCTTTACACCGACGCGAAAATACGCGACGCAGCGAGGTATCTGGCAGGGGCAGAGTGGCACGACGTACTATCAGAAGCCATAACACGTATCTGTGAACTACCCGATGAAAGATTCAACGCCATCACATCTATCAACAACTTCGCATTTATCACCATGCGAAACATCGTCGTTGACATTCAACGTAAGCGCCTCGATACGGTACGAATATCAGAAGACTATACCGAAACAGAACACGACTATCAACCCGACGTACTACTCGATACCTTCAAACAGTATTGCTACAAAACAGCCAACCAACACCCTTTGGAATCAGTTCGGCTTATGGCAGATGTGGTGTATCACTACCTCACATACACACCTACAAAGCGACGATCCACGCGGGATTTTTCAGCGCAGACCAAAATAGACTATTCCACGATTTGTAATTACATCAGAGAAATACGCAAGAGATATGAAGATAGCGTTGATAATGGACGGTGAACGTGAAGACGGACGGGCAAAGCCTCAGCACGGCATGGACTGGTATCGTTTGCTGATGCCTTACTTCGGTGTGGAGGGTCATGAGGTTACGGCTGTGTCACGGTCTGAGTTCGACATTAACCCTTTGGATGCGGACGTGTATGTTATCAACCGTTCCCGTGAGTTGTTCCGTGCGGAGCGTGTGAAGAAAGAAGGTAAGAAGCTGATCGTTGATATTGATGATTACTGGGTTTTGCCTACGTGGCATAAGTTGCACCTGAAAAACCTAGAGCATGAGTTGGAGTACGGTTTGAAACACGGAGCGCCTGAACAGTTGATCACAGAGCGTCGTAAACTGATCGCCATTGAACGCAACGCGGCTAGCAATACGATTGCCTCAATGCGCCTTGCGGATGCCGTAACGACAACGAATGAGCAATTAGCAGAGCGGTGTTTGAAGTACAATAAAAACGTTCATATTGTCCGCAACAGCATCCATCCGCAGTTTTCACAATATAGCCTGAAAAAGCAGCGATCAAACCGTTTGAGGTTCGGGTGGTTAGGTGGTAGCTTTCACCTTCGGGATGTTGCGTTAATGCACGATGGGATCATGAAGTTGTACCGCGATTCTGAGGAAAGGGGTCGATTTCAATTCCTTTCATCATACGGGGCGAATTTTGAGTACATGGAGATCGAAAAGATCATGACGGCTAACTATGCAGCGGTGTCACCTGAGTATCGGGAGTTGTTGCGGTCAAACTTCCGCGTCGCTGAACACATGGGATTGCATGAGAACTACCGTAGACTGTGGAGTGTACCCGTTCATGAGTTCGGTACAATGTATGAGAATCTTGACGTGGCGTTGATTCCGTTGGTTCACGGGGAATTTAATTCATGCAAGTCTGAGTTAAAGCTAGTGGAAGCGGGAATGACGGGAACGGCTACTATTGTGTCGGACGTGTTGCCTTACAGTAAGTGGTTAAAGCATGGGAAGAACTGTTTAACGACAGAGGGCGTGAACAATTGGTACAGCGCATTTAAGATGTGCCTGAATAATCCTAGCCTAGTGGAAGACATTCGCGACGGGTTAGCGGAAACAGTGGACAAGCATTTCAACAATGCCGATCAGGCGAAAGTAATCGAAAACATAATTGAATCATGGAAATAGGTGTAGGCATAACCACAACGGACAAGCGCCCGAAGCACCGCGAATACTGGCAGAAGCTGATCGCGGAAACATCGCTTTTTGACGGCATGAAAATACATTTCGTTCACAATGCGGAAAGTGTTGCGGAGGGTAAAAACAAATGCCTGAAAGCGTTACAGGACTGTGATCACATCTTTCTGTTTGACGAAGACACCTTCCCCATTCAAAGCGGATGGGCGGAGTGGTTTATATTCCATTCAAAGACATCAGGCAACCAACATTTCAGCTACCTTCGGGAAGTGCATCAGATTCGACTGGTAACTACGGTGGGAGATATTGGCGTGTACAACAACTCTGCGGGGTGCATGATGTACATCACAAAAGAGGGATTGGAGAAGGTAGGCGCGTTCGATACGAAGTACAGCAAGTACGGATTTGAACACGTGAACTATTCGGAGCGGTGTAAACGTGCGGGAATCAGCGGAGCGCGTAACGTCTGCCCTATTGGCGCGGATGAGTACATTTATTCGTTGGACATGGACGCGTGGAAAGAGTTTGACTTTGTGCATTATTCGACGCTGACACCGCAGGAAATGGAGGAGGCTGTAAAGCAGAATTGGGAAGTATTCAAGAATGATCAAGAACCTGTTATTTATTTGCCACTATGAACATCTTAGTAAAATATGCCTCGCGTTCTCGTCCTGAGAACTTTGAAAGAGGGTTGAAGTCGATCATATTCTATTACGACGACTACATTAGTAATGTTTATGTCTTAGTGTCATTGGATAGCGACGATCCCAAGTTGAAAGAATATGAGGAGATCATTTCCAAATACAATGAAACCTATAAGATAAACGCGTTTATAGGCGAATCAAAAAACAAAGTAGATGCTATTAACCGTAATATATTTAATATTGAATACGAATGGGACGTGTTGGTTAATATGTCGGATGATATGGTATTAGTAGAAGATTGGGATTCAATCATTGCGGCTAATATTGAACCCTGCAAATTCCTGCACTTCAACGACGGCAACCATAACGAGTACCTCTGTACCATGTCCGTCATGCACCGCGATTACTACAACTTAGACGGCTACATTTACAACCCTGCATACAAATCCCTTTACTGCGATCAGGAAGCAACAGAGGTAGCACACATTCGCGGACTGCGTAAGTACGTACCCGTGCAAATATGTAAGCACCTGCACCCTGAGTGGGGCTATTCACCGCTCGATCAGTTGTACGTAGCGAACAACAAATACGCCACCGAAGACCTGACCACGATCCGCTCCCGTCGTATTACCATGTACGGCATTGAGAATCGCGTTAACAGTTATCTATACAAGTCAATATGAAGATACTGATTAAATACGCGACCCGTCAACGACCTGACAAGTTCATTGAGGCGCTGAACAATATAAAGCGGACAATAGGTTACGCGGATTACTTCGTATTGGTATCAGCAGATACTACTGACGGTAGCATGGACGACGGACTGATAGCACAGGCGTACCGAATCATTCCGAATATGCTGATCTGCAAAGGTGACAATCAGAGCAAGATTCAAGCCATTAACGCTGACATGGATAAAGCGCCAACAGATTGGCAGATGCTAGTCAACATGAGCGACGATATGTATTTCACCGTTAACGGGTGGGGTGATCGTATGATTGAACAGATCAAATGGACGTTCGGAGATACAACCGACTTCTTTGCACACTTCAACGACGGTTATGTACATGAGCGCCTTACCACGATGTCAATAATCGGGCGCGACTATTACAACCGCGACGGGTATATTTACTTTCCTGAGTACCGTTCTTTCAGTTGCGACGCAGAGGCTATGTTAGTAGCCATCATGCGCGGACGTTACCATTACTTTCCTGAGATTTACTTTAATCATATACACCCTGCAAATGTCAGAATACCCTCCGATCAGCTCTACCGCAATAATGCACGACACTCTAGCCACGACGAGGCTCTTTATTTTCAGCGAAGACGAAATCTCTTCTATGAAAGTAGCCCCGCGTGTGTGCCTTTTGATCCCTACAATAGAGGGGAGGGAGACCTACCTGATGCGCCTTATTCGTTCACTAAGGTTTCAGATGAAGAAGTACAACGGGGAAGTAGTGGCACTGATATTAAAGGACAATCGGGAGATGACAATCGGGGCGAAACGAAACAAACTGATGGACTGGGCTTTGATGACGAAAGCTACCCATCGGGCATTTATTGATGATGACGATACGGTAACGCCTGACTATATCGACCTGAACATTGAGGGAGCGCGTCAGGGCTTTGACTGTAATTCATTGCGTGGCATCTATTCGGTTAACGGTGTTGTTGATCCGCGTAAGCACATCTTCATTCATTCGCTTAAATATACCCATTGGTATGAGGATAGTCAGTATTACTACCGCAACCCAAACCATTTGAACTGGGTGAATATTGACAAGGTTAAGCACGTGAGATTCGTTGATCAGAACTTCGGAGAGGATGGCAAGTGGTCAGAGGAGATAGCGCGGCAAAATCTTTTACAATCTGAATATCATATTGATAAGCCATTTTACAATTATTTGTTTCGGACGAAGGTGAATGGAATCTAAATTTAATTAACTTAGCGGCATGAAAACATTCAGAAAAATACTGGCAGCTATCATTTTAACTATAATGACATTGGGTATATTAACGATATTTTATGTTACTATTGGGTGGGTAGGTATTTTATCAATGTTATTCATTTGCGGAAGTTTATTGGCTTTTGCATGGGCAATTGATGAACTATTATAACCTATGAAATACGTAAGCTACGTAATATACAAAGACGATCCCAAGTTGTTCAACTGGTATCTTCGGGGTTTGTACTTCAACGCTCGTTTGATTGAAATCATGCTGCCTGATTGGTGTATGCACGTAAGGGCGGAACATTACGAACACGATTACATCTTTGACCTTCATGCAACGCTTACTCATGTTGACGTATTGCCATTATACACAGATCAGCGTTGCGAAAGAATGCTAGAGCGGTTTAACGTTGCGCCTGAATCAGCAACACACGTCCTTTGCCGCGACGCTGACAGCGCGATAACATGGCGCGAAGTCAAAGAGATACGCAAGTGGGAAGAATCAGGCAAAGACTGGCACGGCATCAACGACAATCCTGCACACTCTATCCCAATGATGGGAGGCTTGATCGGATTTAAGCCCGAAGCATACCGCAAACTCAATCTGACACCGTCGGGAGATTTCAGTAAACACGGCTCAGATCAGGACTGGATAATGAAAAACATCTATCCACACGCGAAATATTCCTTCTATCATTCCGTACTGACCAACCGCGAACCGCAACCCGACACCGATCCGCGATGGGAATCAGACCTAGTGCAGCGTTATATCGGCTCAGCGGGCGTAATTGAAATGGAAATGGTGAGATTTTTGAGCCGATACCAACAACCGCATCACACCGAATTTGAGAAGCGACACCCGAATATCTTCTACTGGCATCTATGAAAGGCTACATAGTTCTATCACACGACGATAACCATACCTATTCGCAGTTCCGACCAATCACCGAATGGTGTTGGCAGCAGATAGGTTGGCAGCCTATTACCTTAGTGCCACCCGATAACATCGGCATCCGTTCCGCTTCATACGCTCAGATCATGCGCCTATGGGGGTGGAGGCAGGTCGTACACTTTGACCCGAAAGGCATCGTAATGACGGGCGACATTGACATGATACCGTTATCCGACTATTGGCATCCGAAAGCCGACGAAGTGACGATATACGGGCATGACCTGACAGGACGGGGACACGTTCCGATTTGTTACATCGCCATGAGTGCGGAGAAATGGGCAGAGATCGTACACCCCACAATCGGTAAGGCGATACAAACCCTCCCGAAGTTACACTCAGACAAATGGGAAGAATGGTGGCAGGTTGATCAGGACTACATTACAGAGCGCTTACAGACGTATGGGTATGACCGTTGCACCTTTGTTGATCGTGGCACAGAACGTACAGGAATGCCTCTAGGGCGTGTGGATCGTTACAACTGGAACAACCCCGTCACTTGTAAGATTGACAGCCACCTCTTACGCCCTTTAACGGATGGCAATAACTTTGAGCGCGTGTACAACTTAATCGAATCAACCTTTGGAACGTCCGCATCGTGGATGAAAGACTATTATAACCGAATCAAATGAAGCACTTATTCAGATACGACAACAACTGGAACAGCTACCGCCCGTTCCTCTATCAAGCCCTCGAAATGACAAAGACGGGGCTAGTCTTAGAGTATGGCATGGGTGACGGTAGCACGAAACTACTGCACGACTATTGCAAGTCTAAAAAACGGTTGCTGCATTCCTTTGAATCTAATCAGGAATGGGCAGACAAGTTTAAGCACCTCAGAACCAATCAGCATTGGATCAGCTTTGTAACCGATTGGAACATGGCATTTGATAAGTCTGCAACGGTGGTATTAATTGACCACGCATCAGGCGAAAGACGTAAAGAGGACGTGAAGAAATACGCCCAGACCGACGCCATCCTGATCGTACATGACACCGAACCCGCAGCGGATCACGGATATCAGATGCGGCAATACTTCGACCTTTACAAGTACCGCAAGGACTACGCAACTAACGGGGCATGGGCTACCGCATTGTCAAACAAGTACGACGTAACAACATTTGAAGCATGATTGAAATAATCATTTTCTCCGCTGCATTCGGGTACATCTTTGCAGAAGCCTCAAAGATTCCGCAGAACTTCGCCCAATGGCTACTGTCCAAAGGCTACCACACATACGACTGGAAGATGTACAACATGGGATTCAAGAATCCGAAACCGTACAGCCTCAAACCTTTCACATGCGGTCTGTGCCTTTCTTTCTGGACAGGCTTTGTTTCTTCATTAATTTATTCTAACTTTAACCTCCCTGAATCACTAGGCGTGGGATTCACAGCCTCCCTGATCGCGGTACTAATTAAATCAGTAGATGACCGTCTTAACCGATAACGACTACAACGACCTCAGACCGTACCTCGAAGTGATCCGAAAGTATCGGACAACAGGCACGGAAGTATCACGGCAACCCCGTAACATCATGGCACGTATAATGCTAGAAAGATATGGGGAAGTAGTTAACCTATCATGCGGAGGGTGCATATCCCGTATGTATTCACTAATGAACGACTTTTTAGACCAATATGAAAAGCAAGTGCTGCAACGCTGAAATAATCCCGATGGCAATACAACTGCCAGAGCCAAAGGAATTCAACCCAAAAGGACACCCGATGAAGTTTATCAACGTGTGCGAAAAATGTAATAAAGAACAGCATGGAAGCTAACGAAGGACGCGACGAAAAGGGAAGGTTCACGGAAAAGAACCTGTGGAGCATTGCTCGTAAACGGGTAGGGCAGCCTAAAAAGTACCCAACACCCGAAGAACTGGCGTTTACAGCCCTTGAATACTTCGATTGGTGTGCAGCCACTAAAAACAAAATAACGATGGCAGGGCTGCGTGTTTACGTCAATTTTAGCCGTCAGGATTGGCTCAATTATAAGACTAACTATCCCGATTACTTTGACACCATGAATACTATTGAATTGCTTTTAGAGGCTGAATGGGAGGCTAAGTTAGGATGGGCAGGATCAACACAGGGCGCTATCTTCTGGCTGAAAAACAAAGCACAGTGGCGTGACGAAACAACACAGCACCAAACACTAACCAATGTCACAGCGTCTTTCGGTAACACTTTACAATCCGCACAGCAACCAACAGAAGATACATCAGGCGATAAACAATGATCCCTGCAAGTATTACGTTCTGAACATTGGTCGCCAGTTTGGTAAAACGATGTTGGCGATGAACCAACTGTTTTATTGGATGTTCAATCATGACGGGTGCAAGTGTGCATGGGTTTCTCCTGTGTATAAGCAGAGTAAGAAGGTATTTGAGGAAATGGTTCAGGCGTTTGCCGATTACGGCATAATGCAGACCAACGCAACGGAACTGACTATAAAGATCGGGAAGTCTTCTTTGCAGTTCTTTAGCGCGGAACGTTACGACAATATCCGAGGCTTTACCTTCGATTACCTAGTGTGTGATGAGTTCGCGTTTATGGACGAGGAAGCGTGGACGGAGGTACTACGGGCTACGGTGTTAGTAAAGGGAAAGAAAGTCCTATTGATCAGTACGCCAAAGGGTAAAAACCACTTTTACACCCTTTACAATCTTAACGGGGTGAACGCTCAGTACAAGTCTTTCACCATGACTTCGTATGACAACCCGTTAATCAATCCGCAAGAAATAAACGACGCACGTGCTACCTTACCCGATCACGTATTTAGGCAGGAATACTTAGCGGAGTTCATAGATGGCGGCTCGGGTATCTTTACGCCTGTTTACAGCAACGTCACGGGAGGGGTTAAATATTACGCAGGTGTGGACTTGGGAAGGGCAGACGATTACTCTGTGCTGTCTATATTCAACGAAAAAGGCAATCAGGTATTTATAGACCGATGGAGGCATGACACGTGGCACAACATCACATCTAAGATTGCAAAGAAGATCGACGAATACAACGCGATAACACTAGTGGAAGTCAACAGTATAGGTGACGCGATACTCGAACAGATACGCGGCAAGGTGGCAAAGCCCCGAAACATTAACCCGTTTGTAACAAACGCTAAGAGCAAGAATGACGCTATTGAATCTTTGGCGGTAGGTACTCAGCAGTCTGAGGCTACCTTCCTGCCCGTTGACTGGCTACAAAAGGAGTTCGACGTGTTTACGTTTGAATACAACGCCAAAAGCAGAACGGTAAAGTACGGAGCGCCATACGGTTTCCACGATGACGGCATCATGGCTACGGCTATTGCATGGCATTCGTTAAAGAATCCGATTGTTCAGGCTGTTAGCGTTCACTTTTAATTTCTTTTATATTTGTCACATGAAACGAAAACACAGAATAATAATTGAGGTAGAATCCGACTACGGGGCTTCATGGGGATCAGGTGACGAAGGCATTGACAATGCACTAAAGTTGTATTGTGAGAAAATAAAGCAGGAACTATCCGACCCGCGAAGTAAGACGTATATGCACTTCATGGCTACGGCATCAATAAGCTGTGTAAACGTTTATCTGGATAGTAAATCTTAATCCACGAAACCCCTTTTCTCCGTCTTTACGGGTATGGATTGGAGTAACGTGAAAGCCCGACAGATGCCTGAGATCATGGCGCTGTTGGACATGGACACTACCGACGCGGTGGACTTGCTAGACCGCGACATTAACCTGATCAGCATTATCACGGGTCAATCATTGGATGCCGTTAGTGCTATGTCAGGGGCTGAATTCGCACAGCTACGAACAAAGGCATACGAACTACTCAGCACAGAGCCGAAATCCGCATATAACCCGCGTATTAAGCTAGGGAAGCACACATTCTACTTTCATCCTAACGTATCGGACACATCTGTAAACGAATTGGCTGAACTTCACCTTCTGAACGTAACGAAAGATAACTACTGGTCAAAAGTGCCTCAGATCATTGCGGTATTCGCTCAGGAACGCAAATGGTTTAAGAGATGGCGTAAGTCATTGACCTACTCGGAAAAGGTCGAACTATTCAAAGACCTACCTGCTGACACCGCGAACGGCATCACGCTTTTTTTTTGCAAGGTATCTCCGATATTAGAAAGGGCTATTTTAAACTCTTTGGACAACCGAATCAAGGAGAATCTGAACAGTTTGAATCAAACGCTAAACGAACTGCGTTCGAGAAGTGGGGATGGTACAAAGTCATCTACGAACTCACGGACGGGGACATCACAAAGGAAAAAGAATACTTCGAAATGAAGGTTGTAGCCTTTTACAACCGCCTCGCAATGATGGCGGATATACAGGCGGAACATAAAGAACAGATCGAACAACTGAAACAGCATCATGCTAGGTAAAGAAACAGACGAATACGTTACGGACTACCTGACCCAATGGGCTACGGGGTTAAGTCAGCGCATCCGTCAGAACCTAGTTAGTAAAGATCAGTGGTTTGATCAGTCAACGTTGGCACAGAGTATTATCGTTATGCCTGTTGAAGTTATTCCAGACGGGTATAAGGTGACAATACAGATGCCTGACTACGCTCAGTTCGTTGATCAGGGGCGAGGTAAGACAAAGACGGGATCGCGTTCATTGGGTAGCACTGTGCAGCGTAAGTTGGCAGGGTCGAGCGGGTGGATAGCACGCAGGGCAATACCACCACCGATGCAGATCATGGTGAAGCGTAAGAACTCAAAGGGCGAAACAAAGACATATGTAAAGCGGTTTAAGAACGTCAACGAAGCGAACCGATCCCTTTCCTTTGCTATCAGCCGTTCGATTCACAAGTACGGGTATAAGTCAAAAGGTCACGGGTTCTATTCGGAGATATTCAACGAAGACGAATTGCAGGATTTGTCGATAGCCTTAGCGCCAGTGATCGGTGAGGCTGTGGATGTAACAATATTGGAGGACATTGAATAATGGCAATAGTAGTAAAGCAAGCCCCTGAGTTATGGTCGCCTGTATATAATCCGCTTGTATGGGTGTTGGATTCGTCCAATGCGGGGCAGAGTAATTTCCGCTACGTTGCGGATGTTTACGTTAGCGGTGTTGCAGGTCATTTACGCATGGTATGTAACCCTGATCCCGATTATAACGAAGGCGTATTTGATTTCGGGCGTATCGTTGAGAATTATCTTGGTATCTTAAATCAGTCCAATGATAACTTCGACATCAGCAAATCGGTTAACGGTTTCGGAGTTGCGGCTAATTCAATGGTTCCCTACGAGATTAAGTTCGGGGAGCAATACGGAGCGCTAGGTTCGATTACTACTTACTCCGCGTTAACTGTTACGGGTACTAAGTACGCATTCAACGGGGCGTACAATACTACTGACTTCCTAGATTATACAGGGTATATTGCTATTGAGGATACGAATACGTTTCTAAATGAAATGACATCGCCTCAGTATTACGCGTTTTCAAATACTTTTGAAGATCGGTTTCTGCATTACATCACACAGACATCGGGGGCGGTTTACTTTGCTCAGATTAAGACATACGATGAAAATTATAATACGATTCAAACGGCATTAATTGAAAACCCGTATCAGAATCCTTTCTATTACCAATACCGTCAGTACTTTTCATGCGGTGCGCGTTCACTTAATAACGCAACGCTTTATTCAGGATCACAGCCGTTGATTGATAATTCAGTGTCAGGGTATGACGTAACGCTAACGGACTACTTCGGCAATGCGACATCAACGACATTTACGTTTAATAACGACACAGAATGCTATGGAGGTCGCACACCTATCACGCTGCATTTCCTGACTACAAAAGGCGCTTTTGATTCATTGCCGTTTACGATGGTCAACCGTTACAAGACCAAGAAAACAACAGACACGTATAAGCGCAAACTAGGCACACACGCAAATAACTCCTATACTTACACGAAATCAGACGCGGGAACGATTGTACACGATACGCGCGTACAGGCACGATATGAATTACAGTCGGATTGGATAAGCCTAGATGATAGCTTACTGTTTCAGCGTATGATTGAAAGTCCTGTTGTGTTTTTAGATTTAGGCACAACATTACTGCGTGGCACGATCACATCACCTACTGAAATGGAGTTGAAAGCAACTCAGTACGGAGATATTGAACTGCATAATGTGAAGGTTGTATTTGAATTGGCACAGGAATACCACAGACAGCGCGGATGAGGACTGAACTATACATTAACGGCATACGTGTCGACGTAAAGAAAGAGGTCGGTATCAGCCTTACATTAGCGATTGCGGACATTAAAAACCCCGACAAACGCAATGCAGGGTTCAGCCGTACCGTGGAGATTCCTGCCAATGGAACGGCAAACAAGGTATTCTCACACGCTTTCGACTTTACCGAGATACAGAACACCTCTGCGATAAACTTTAACCCTGACTACAATCCGAACCTGAAAGCAACTGCCGTTGTTATGGTGGATTCAGTGGAACAGTTTAGAGGGTACTTGCGGATGCGTGGTATCAAACGCGAGAATCAGGATTTAGGAAAGATCACTTACATATGTGAACTGTTCGGTGATTTGGGTAACATCATCACGAATCTAGGTAACGCACTGCTATCTGATTTGGACGTGTCGGAATACGATCACGTGTACAACAGAACGAACCAAAAGGCTACATGGACAACCATTAACCCGTCGGGAGGGTATTATTACCCGATGATTCAGTACGGTGATAACGACGGGGTGAACTGGGATGTGAATCACTTCTATCCTGCGTTGTATGAGAAAGTGATATTTGATAAGGTTGTGGAGTATGCAGGGTATGAGTATGAATCGCCTTTCATCAGCGGTTCACGGTTCGGGTCTTTTGTAGTTCCGTTCACGGGTACGGCTTTCTTATTAGATCAGGCATCGGCTGCAAGTAGGTTGTTTAATTCGCGTATCAGTTCGGCTTTTTCAGCATTGGATCAATCCACGTGGTCAAGTATCGCAGAGCCTTTTCCGTATGACACTGAACTATCTGATCCTGATGGGCAGTACAACCCTGCCACCTACACGTTCACGTGCGTAAGTGCAGGATATTACGAATTCAAAGTATCTGGTTCATTTAATTGGTCAGCGGTTGGCGGTAGCTTCTCAGGGGTGGCAGCGTCGTATTTAGTCGTTACAGTTAAACAACAGCGAGGAGCAACAATATCTTATTTAACACAACAGTTAATTCCAAATCAGGTAGCATCATTATCAGCTGGCAACAATTCATCAGCGGTAACATTCACACATACAACACCAACGACACTATGCAATGCAGGTGATACGGTTTGGGTGGACTTAGCGCCCGTGTTTATCAGCAACGGTTCGCCCGTTGGCTGGCAGTACGCACAGTTCAATCTCAGTTCGTCTAACTTCTTTAACTCAGTCAGTAACGCTTCTATTGTCGAAGGTGCAACAGTTCCAATGAACTCCGCGCTGCCTAATGACATTAAGATGTCGGACTACTTCATGAGCGTTATCAAGGACTTTAACCTGATGATCGAGCCTGACCGCACGAATCCTCAGAAGGTTTATATTGATACCGCTACGGACTTTTACGGGTCAGGTCAGAATCGTGATTGGTCGCATAAGTTGGACGTGTCAAAGCCTGTGGAACTTGTTCCTATGGGTGGATTGGACGCTAAGCGGTATGTGTTGCAGTGGAAAGATTCGGACGATTACTTTAATAAGAAGTACCGAGAAACATGGGCAGAAGGTTACGGGATGAAAAAGCATGACGTAACGAATGACTTCGTGATGAATGAAAACATTTACACGTCTGTATTCTCTTCTACTCCAATGGTATCGGATTCGACTACTGATCGCATCTATCCGCATATCTACACGCTAGAAAACGGTAATATCCGCAAGCGCATTAAGAGCGGTATGCGTCGTTTAATTGCTACGGGTGCGGTTGCTACAACATATCAGTGGAACTATATCACAGCGTCCACAACTTACTCGGAAACGACCTACCCTCAGTCAGGTCATTTGGATTCGGTATCATTGCCTACGTTTGATCTGAACTTTACCAACCCGCGTGAGATTTATTACACGGCTACCAACTACACAGACGGCAACCTGTGGAATCGTTACCACCGCAAGTACATCGAGGAAATCACAGACCGAAACAGTAAGATGTTGACGGGGTACTTTTACCTCACACCTTTGGACATCTTGCGGTTGTCATTCCGTGATCAGTATTTTATTCACGGGCAGTATTACAGGCTGTTAAAGATTCAGGATTATAACACGGAACAGAACAAGGTAACGAAGTGCGAATTCGTACTTATCAAGAATCGAGAAGTATTTACCGCTTCTACCTATTCTCTGTTATCGTACCTGAACAACACGAACGGGAACGTGGACGTTGTTCCTCGCGGTGACGGTGGTAATAGCGGAGCAAATAACGCGTTTGTCGGTGAACGCATACAGATTAACGGAGGTATTGGTAACGCGGTGTTCGGGTACAATATCTCACTAGGCTCTGAGGCTTCCCGTAACTTTGTGGCGGCATCTTCGGGTGTTGTTATCGAGCCTGACGTTATCGGGGCGGTGGTTATCCGATCAGATGATGTTACGGTGACACGGAGCGGGGAGGTATGGATAGACGGGAACAAGTACACATTCGGATCGCGTAACGTTTACTTTATTACAGCGAATGCTACGATAACCGAGGCAGGAACGTACTACTGTTCAGGATTGTTGACGCTTACATTAAATAGCACGGTGTTAACGGTGAATGATCGTATTCAGGTATTCAACATGACTGGCAGTACGGTAACTGTTGCAGGGGGTGGATTGAATATCGTTTACTCTAATAATAACTCAGTAGCAACATTTAACCTGAATCATAAGTATGAATCATTGACCTTAACTTACACGGGGTCGCAATACATTGTAACGTAATGACATTTCTAACATCAGTAGGCGGTGGTGGCGGTGCTTCATGGGGAAGTATCGGAGGGTCAATCAGCAGTCAGTCTGATTTGCAGACGCTATTGAATGGCAAAGCCAACACATCGCACACGCACGCCCAATCCGAAGTAACGGGGCTTGTATCTGATTTAGCAGGTAAAGCAGACGCTATACATACGCATAGTCAATATGCTGATAAGTGGACGTACACCACACTCGGAAGCAATAGCACCGTTAGTACGACTGCGTTTGCTAACGTATCTGGAATGTCGTTTTCCGCGTTGGCAAATACAAAGTATCTGGTTACGTTGAATGGGGCGTATCAAACCGCAGCAACGACAACGGGCATTAGTTTGGCGTTGGATATTCCGACGGGGGCGACCATCATAGGACAGAATGTCGTAAGCACATCAGCAAGCGCGTTAGGTGGTACGGAGCAACTAGCAGACGCAACAACAACGGGTGCAAGTACGGGCGTTCGTGCTATCAACACTAATACACCAATTCATTCGTTCTGGATTGTTTCGGTAGGTGGCACAGCAGGAACTATTCAGTTAATGCAACGGTCAGAGATTGCAGCGTCTAATACAGTATTACAGGCAACATTAACCGTAATGGGTTACAGAACAGTATAACATGGCACAGCTTAATTTAGATGTCGTAATCAATACCGCAAACGCGGCAAACTCAGTCGGGGAGATTCGTAAGCAGTTGAAAGAACTGAAAACCGCGATGTTAACCGTCGGGGAAGATACGCCCGAATTCGAGAAACTGGCAGCGGCAGCGGCACGGCTGAAAGACCGCGTAGAAGAGGCGAACGAGAAGATCAACGCCCTAAATCCTGATCAGTTCAAAGGGTTGCAGCAAATGGCAACGGGCGCGGCTACGGGCGTTCAGTTGGTAACATCTTCAATGGCTTTGCTAGGTATCGAATCCGAAGACGCACAGAAGGCTATGATGCGCGTTCAGGCGGCTATGGCTTTTGCTCAGGCGATCAATGACGTTGACAAGCTAAAGAAAGGATTTAAGGCGTTCAATGATACCGTAAAGGCGAACCCGATTATTGCCGTAGCATCCGCGTTGGTAGCGTTGAGCGTTGCGGTGTATAAGGTGTATCAGGCGCAACAAGACGCTAACTCAGAACTGGCAAAAGCAACACGGGAATATGAAAAGCAAAAGGAAGCGACAGCGACACTATCGCGTGAATACGATCGTCAAATTGAACTACTCACAGCGCAGGGAGCAAGTACAGAACAAATTATTGCTGTTAAGCGCAAACTGATAGAGGCACAAATCGCAGAGGCTCAATCTTCACTACGGGTAAGTATGTTGAAGGTCGAGGAGGTGAAAAATAACGATTCACTTTGGGAATCTTTGCTCCGTGTTGCGGACGTTGTTAACGGTACGAATCAGGCAGAGGCGGCAATCGCTGTTAATAAGAAAGAACGCGCACAGGAAGCCGTTGATCAGATTAAAGAGCAGCAGGAGGCGCTGAAAGACTTACAGAATCAGTTAAAGGTTCTGGACATCGAAGAAGAAAAGTCAGCGCAGAAGAAAAGCGAGGACTCAAAGAAAGCGTATCAGGAACGCAAGGCACAACGTGAACAGGAAGCAGCGGATAACGAAGCAGCATGGGCGCGTGAACTTGAATTGATGGCTGAGCAGAAAGAAGCAGCCGATCAAGACGAAGCAGATAGAGCCGAACGGGAAGAAGCGTCACAGCGCAGACGGATGAAGTTGTATCTGGATGATCGCAATGAAAAATTAAAACGCCAGAAAGAAAAGGACGACGCGGAGAAAGCATCAGCGGAGAAAGCTAAGAAGTTAGACGAAATGCGTTACAGCCTTGCGATTGATTCGGCAAAGCAGACATTGGAGGCTATTTCCTCGCTGATGAAAAACAACGCGAAAGCACAGAAGGCTATATCGGCATCATTAACGTTAATAGACACCTATGTAGCCGCTCAAAAGGCGTATGCTTCACAGATGTCCGTTCCGTCACTTGATGCGCCTATACGCGCTGCAATTGCGGCAGGTGTTGCCGTTGCTTCGGGTCTGGCACGTGTCGCTGCAATCCTACGTGTTGACACTTCGGGCGGTTCTGTAACGGCTACGGCATCGGGAGGCGGTGGTGGCGGTTCGTTGGATTTCAGTACACAGCCGAACGTCGGAACGTCAACACAGCCTTCAACCTTACTCAATGAGCAAGGGCAGGTTATCAATCAGAACAACGATATGCGCCCGATGTATGTCAGCGTTCAGGAAATCAACGATACGAACACGAATGTAAGGACGGCTGAGGAAAGAAGCAGGTATTAAAAAACCGCACCATTTCTGATGCGGTCATCCTTCCTACTGTTGCGTGGAACTCCCATCACCAACGCAAACACGGTCAAAGGTACACAAAATCCACAAATCACAAAATCCGTGTCTTTATTTGCATGGAAGGTAATCTGCCAGTGTATCGGCTTACGATCACAGACAAAGAAACGGACGCGGAGGAAATTTTCACGGCATTAGTAGACAGCCCCGCCATTGAATCAAACTTTGTGGCGTTCAAAGAATCGCAGCCGATTAAGTTTGAAGTGACCGATTCAGACCGTCGTATTATCACAGGGGCGGTAATGATCCCTGACTTTAAGATTTACAGACGTGACGAAAAGCGCGGGGAACATTACGTTTACTTCACCAAAGAAGATATTGAATTGTTCGTGCGTGACTGGGCAAAAGGCAACCGTTACAACTCAGTTAACGAAATGCACGAACGCTCACAACAGCCCGACGGAATATACCTTATTGAATCCATTATCGTTGATTCACAGCGTGGCACACAAGCGCCCGTTGCGTTGAAGCAGCAATACGCTGACGGAACGTGGTTGCATTCTTACTATGTTGAATCTGACGAACTGTGGGCAAAGGTAAAGTCAGGGGAGTACAAAGGGTTCAGTATGGAGATGATGGTTGACTACATATTCGCCTCACATAAGCCTCAGACGGATCACGTCGCGGAACTGATCGAAACATTGGATAGTATCATTAAATCAACAAAATAATCACACAACGTCTTTAAAGGTATGGAAATCACAAAAGAGAAAATCCAGACGTTTGCGGCAAAGCTGAAAGAAGCTTTTGCAACATTCGGAGAAAAGCAAAAGTTCATGGACGCGAAACTCGCGGACGGAACAATGGTAAGCATCGAAGGGGAAGCACTCGCACAGGGTGTACCCGTTATGGTTATGACCGAAGCAGGTGAAGCGCCACTTCCTGACGGGGAGTACACACTAGAAGACGGTACAGTGTTCACCGTAGCAGGTGGCACGGTAGCGGAGGTAAAAGCGCCCGCAGCGACTACTGAACAGGAAATGGGTCAGGATGCAACAGCGGCAGCACCCGCAGCAACAACCGCTCCAAACCCTTCACAGATAATCGAGCGCATTGAGAAGGAAATGATCTTCGAGAAGGTAGCGGAAATCGAAGCACTGAAAACACAGGTTGCTGATCTCGTTACAAAGTTCGCAGCAATCGAACAGGAAAATGCGGAACTGAAAGCGGACAAAGCGAAGTTTTCAGCGACAATCGAAAAACTCAATCAGGCGGTAACAGAACTCGGTGAAGCACCGCAAGAGCCTGTAAAGTTTGAAAAAGAAACCCCGAAGGTTAAGACTTTCGAGGAAGAAGTAATCGAACACAGAAAAAGAGCATTCAATCACTAACAAACACAAACAACAATAAACAATGGCAAGTTTCACAGTATCATCATTGTCTAACTACACCGTAGAGGGTCGTTCGGACATTAAACGTAAGATCGTTTTCGGTGCGGTATCTATTCCGCTTGTAACCGTTTACGAAGGTATCAAGTATTCGGAGAAGATTCCGTACATGACTTCTGACCCTGTATTTCAGGCGCTCAGTGGTTGTTCGGCTCAAAACTCATCTGGCGACGGTGGTACTTTCGCAGATATTACGCTGACAGTTGACACATTCGGAATTGAAAACGAATGGTGTTTTGATACCCTTCGCACTAAGTTTACTCAGAAGTATCTTCGTGCAGGTGCTAACATGGATGAAAACGCTGCAACGTCTGAATTCATGAACACCGTAATGGAAGACAAAGACGCACGCGTTACGAAGAAATTCGAGATCGCAATGTGGCAGTCTTCTAAGACACAGGGCGGATCAAACACAGACTATAAGCAGTTCAACGGTCTTTTGCAGTCACTCGAAACTGCGGGCGGATATGTGAATTCACAGACAGTAGCGGGAACCTCTCACACGTCTATCACTACTTCAAACGTGATCACGATCTTCAATAACGTATGGTTGGCAACGCCTTCTGACCTGCGTCGTCAGACAGACACAGTAACCGTATGCGGTGAGGACACTTTCGATAAATTGGTTATCGCATTGACGAACGCGAATATGTTCCACTACAAATACGACGGTTCTACACCGCGTTATGAGCTGCAAATGCCGGGAACAGGTCAGCGTATCGTTGGCGTACCGGGATTGAACGCAGACAACAACAGCGCACTTCCTGCGATGTTCAAAAACCGAATCCTGACTTTCAACAAAGCACAGGCGTATTTGGGAACTGACCTTGTATCGGACATCAACGATTCAATGGTGTGGTATGAGAAGAAGGACAAGAAATTGTACTCGACTGAAACATACCGCTTCACTACTGGATGGATGTTCCCTGATCAGGTGGTATCATTCGCAACAGCGTAGTAAACAGAATGTATAACGGGGAGGTGTGACGCCTCCCCTTTAACACAATAAAACAATGCCTTGTTCAAACAGCATTTTAAATTCATTCACGATTGACTGTAACGACAGCAATGGTGGCGTGGCACAGATTAAGGTTCGTGCATTTGATGCGACCCTTGTATCTGCGGGGCTTGCTACTGTAACGTCTGGTCAGATCACCTTTGCGGGTAACGGTCTGACAGATTGGTACGCTTTCGATTGCGCACAGGAAACATCGGTGGCGACTTCCGACGGTGCTACGGATCGTGCAGCAGGTACTTCGGTACATACGCAGACGATCACGTACATCAACAACAAATTGAAAGTAGCTTTCCGCAATTCACTGAATAATATGCACGGTATGTTAGTTCATGTTGCGGTAAAGGATAACAACGGCAACGCGTGGTTATTCGGTTACGAGCGCGGGTTGATTGTATCGGCTTCAAGTTCTGCAACGGGTACGGCTTTCAATGAGCGTAACGGTTACAGCGTAACATTTACAGGACGTGAGAAAGACACGATTCTGAATATCACGAATTACGATAATCTCTAGGTTAGGTTAAGTGTAGTTTTGTTTCTAAGGATTCCCGACCCCGTAAGGTCGGGTTTTCTTTTTCCACAACACGCCATTTTCACGTCTTTACAGGTATGCTGAACATCACGCGCAATGCTACTACACGGGTCGCGGTAACGCTGAAAGAAAAACAGACGTTATCAAGTCCGTACTGGCTGTGGCGCTTTGTCAATGACGCTACAAACATTGAAGCCGTTCAGATCATTACCGAAGTAGCCAACAACTACAAAGACCGTTCTAACCTGTTCGACATTGAGGAGGGGGGATTTACCACATTAACGCTACCCTCTGGAATCTATACGTACTACGTGTATGAGCAGTCGAGCAGCAACAACACCGACTACCGACTGGCAACGACATTGTGCGAAACGGGTCAGATGAAGGTAACGGGAACAGATACGCATCAGTACACATCACCGCAAGTAACCGTAGAATATAAATGGACAAGCCAATAGACAGGAAGATCAGTTCACACTTTGTGCAGTTTGAAAACCGCAAAGTGCCGAAGTTTCTGGAGGTGAAGGATCAGGAGTGGATCACCTACGGGGAGAATAACGACTATCCGTACTACCTTGAAACGCTGTATATGCGTTCGTCTATTCATAACGCTATTATCAATAGCAAGGTTCGTTATATTGTTGGCGGTGGTTTGGGTTACGATCCTACGGGAATCCACAGCATTGAACAAAAGGCACTAGCGAATAAAATCTTACAACAGCCGTTTTCAGATGTTGATTTGAACGGAACATACAACCGAATTGCTTTGGACTATATGAAGTTCGGAGCGTATGCGGTTTTGGTGCAGTGGGGTAAAAGCAAACGCGGAGCAACGCTGAAATATATCGACGTTAAGAACATCCGCACCAATGCAGACCGTTCTAAGTTTTACTACACGTCGAAATGGTGGATTCAGGACGCAAAAGGCAACAGAAAGAAAAACCCAAAGCCAACAGAGGCTGAAGACTTTCAGACATTCGCGGCATACGATCCGAAGAACAGAAAAGGCAATCAGGTTTACTATTACACGCCATACGCTCCCGAAAGTTACATTTACGGAGTGCCTGATTACATTGGCGCTGTTACGTGGATAGAAAACGACATCCGCTACACTGACTTTCAGTTCAAAAATATTTCCGCGTCTTTCTCACCTGCAAAGATCGTTAACGTGATTGGTGAACTGCCAACACCTGAGCAACAGGAGGAAATGGTGGACGGCATTAAGAAGAATTTCATCGGAGAAAACGGTGAGCGCCTTGTGGTGAACTTTGCCCCGTCGAAAGAATTGGGAATGTTCGCAGAGGACAGCCTTGTTTCCGATCAGTCG